GCAACTCAAACGCACGTCCAAAACCTGATAAGGGCCAGACAGTCTTGAACGACCTAACATGAAGCTAGTCGAACATTTGCCTCAATCCACAAACAAACCAAAATCAATTTTCAATCTGGTCTCTCTCGAACGTTATTCTCTCACGGAGCTGTTCATACAGCTCAGTATTCTTCTTATAATCTACGTTAACGTCAGTGTGCATACGCTTACTTACTTCTCTTAACTTCGAGATATATGCGAGTCGTTCGTTTAGATTAAAATGTTCAGTATTGGTTCCCAATATCTCGTATATCTCTTTAATAGGTTTTGTCGTCGTTAATGTTTTCTTATTACTATATTTTGGATTTACTGTTGAATGCTTAAATCTTATTCTATTGGCAATTCCCATTTCTTTAACTATTACCTCATCAATCAATTCAAACGTCAGTTGCCAGAATTTTGCCATCAAAGCGTAGCCACTTCTACTGTATGTAAATGTTTTAGCTCTTACTCCATCACGAAGATGATTAAAGTCGCTCATTCTTATCCTTATCTCCGATTTGTTTCTTAATGTTTTAATCTCCCTTGAATCGTTTATCAAACAAATCAACATTAAACATCTTAACTCATCTTCATATTTCTCAATAAATAGCCTTCTTGCATCACCCTCATTCCTAGCCAAATCTACTAAAAATGAAATCCAATTCCATGAAGCTATGTCTCGCGCTAATGCTTTTAAATCAGTAAATTCATCTTTCAATATTATGTCGTAACCCAAAGACCCATGCGTTTCCACTCCATTCATACATACAGCTAAATTCTCCATTACCTGCATGGCATCAGCGACATCTGTCTCGCGTTGGGCATTAATTAGTTGAATGTAATGATTTATCATCGGCATGTAATGCTCAGAAGTTATTAGTACATTATCAGCTGATAACACAGTAGTGACCCAACCAGACTGACTGATATATGGTTTGGTTTCCGCATCTTTAATATTTTTCATAATACGTAAAGGCGAAAACTCATTGTCTGGTAAAGCTAGCGGTGTAACTATATTCGTCATTATCTCATTTCCCAAATTAATACCATAAATTCGTGGTGCTTTTCTCGTTATTTCACTTTTTGGGGTATCTATTCCTTTGTATATTATATGTGAATTAGGTATTTCAATTCCATCTATTGTATTTATAAATTCTGTCGCTGACATTCGAGATTTTCCAATTTTGAATCCATCAATTGATCTGTTGGTGTAGTAATCGTCCATTGTGTCTCGTGCGTTTTAAACT